GACGAAGAAGAGTCGAAAATCAAGGAGCTGATTGCCGCCATCTTCCTGCTGTGGGATGACCAGCACGCGCCAGTCCAGGCTGACATCATTGTTGGCACTACTGCGCGCGATATGGAAGACGCGATCAATCAGGGTCGCATGGCTCTGCGTGAAGAGCAGAAGCCGACCGACAATCGCTCTGTCGCACTTGCAGCCATGGCAATCCTCAAGCGGATACTGCGCGGTCGCGTCGATCTAATAGCAGTTACTGAAACCCAGACTGCCGCTGAAACCGCCAAAGCAATCGAGGCATCCGTCGCCGCCAGAACACTGATTCCCGGTATTCCGTTGCCACGTGATATAGTTCCATTAGTTGAGCCAGCAGTACAGCCAGCTCCTGGCGGCGGCCCGCGTTTAACTCCGGTGCAGGCGACATTAAAAAAAAGTTGGATCGACATGCGCGACAAGAGAGTTCGGCCTACGCATGTTGAGGCTGGCCGCAGATACAATCCGTCTGCTGCTATCCCGCTGAATGAGGCGTTTATTGTTGGTGGTTCGCGTATGATGCAGCCAGGAGATACTTCACTTGGCGCGCCTATTCGTGAGATTGCACATTGTCGTTGTAGTGCCATGTATTCATTTTGAGGGTTGTACGCATGAAAAAGATGGTAGTTCCATTTGAGGTTAAAGAGATCACCGAGGATGCGGACTACTTCATCTTCGAAGGTTACGCCTCGACTTTCAACCACGTCGACCTCGGCAATGATGCCGTGGTTAAGGGCGCCTTCCTTGAAACCGTTGCTCAACTCATGGGCAGCAGCAAGACTGGCAAGTTGCCGGCGCTCTGGCAGCACGATTGCGATGATCCAATTGGCAGCTATACCGAACTGCGCGAAGACAGCTATGGCCTGTTCGTGAAGGGACGCCTGCCCAAGGCCGACACTTTCGTCAGCGGCCGTGTTATGCCGCAGATGAAGGCCGAAAGCGTTACCGCCATGTCCATTGGCTACTCAGTGATCGACTACGCCATTGAGGGCGGCGTGCGCCTGCTGAAGAAGTTGAAGCTGTGGGAAATCTCACTGGTTACCACGCCGATGAACCCGATGGCTGAGATCACTGGCTTTAAGTCTGCAGTTGCCTATCAGGATCTGCCACTGGCCAGCCGTGACCGCGAATGGGATTCTGCTGCCGCTATTGGCCGAGTTCGCGCACTTCTGGATTCCGCCGATTCGCCAAGCGATGCATACCGTCGCGCCTTCCTGTGGTTCGATGAATCCAATACGGAAGAGTTCGGCGCCTACAAGTTGCCGATTGCCGACGTTATTGATGGCACTCTGACTGCAGTTCCTCGGGCAATCTTCGCGGCAGCCGCTGCAATTAGCGGCGCGCGCGGTGGCGTTGATATTCCGGAAAGTGACCGCGCCGACGTGATCGCCAACATCAATAAGTATTATTCGAAGATGGATCTGGAATCCCCTTTCAATCAAAAGGCCAGCGTCCGTCTCGATGATCTTTCCGTCCTGACAGAACGAGATCTTGAAAAACTCTTCAAGTCGGGCGTATGCTTCACCAATCAAACATCTAAGCGCCTTGCATCCGCGCTTAAAACTTTTCTTCGAGACGAAGAGATGTCAGGGAATCGGGACGATTCTACCGGAGCAGCAGTTGTCGACGAGCTGAAAAGCTTGTTGGAGCTAGCCAGAACCCTGACCGCTCAAAAAATTGAAGGAAAGTGACATGACAGACGTCAATCAAGAAGCGCTAGTCGCCGTCAAGGCGCTGCGCGAAACCGTTGAGAATTTCGGCAAGGACTCCGCGCAGTTCAAGCAGATGGTGGACGCCACCAATACCGCGCTTGAGAAGCAGGAAAAGGCTAGCCAGGAATTCACCACCAAGCTCGCCGAAGAGCGCAAAGCAGCTGAAGAGCTGAAAGAGCGCATTGACGGCTTGGAGCTTGAACTGTCCCGCAAAGGCTCGACTGGCGAAAACTACAAGGACAAGCCTGAGTACAAAGCCTTGCAGTTGTACGCACAGAAGGGCCTGGACGCATTGAGCGTTGAGCAAAAAGCCACTCTGCGTACCGACATCGCAACTCAGGGCGGTTATCTGACCATGCCTGAGATGGACAACATGATCATCAAGAAGATCACCGAGATTTCTCCGGTGCGCTCCGTTGCTCGTGTCCGCACTGTCGGCAGCAAAACCCTGTCCATCCCGACCCGTACCAGCATCCCGGTTGCCACTTACGAAGGTGAAGCGGCTGCTGGCGGCGAGAGCAATAGCACCTACGGCCAAGAAACTCTGACCGCCTATCGCCTGACCGTGACCGTGCCTTACACCTACGATCAGCTCATTGACTCGGAATTCGATATGGAATCCGAGATCATGAACGACGTAGCTGAAGCGTTCGCGTTCACTGAGGGCAACCGCTTCGTTCTCGGTACTGGCGCCAAGCAGCCTGAAGGCTTCCTTGCAAACGCCGCAGTAGTTGCCGACGCTCGCACCTCGCTCAACAGCGGCGTGATCAGTGGCGACGACGTTCTGTTGCTGGCTGGCGACCTGAAGGTTGGCTACAACCCGATGTACGCGATGAACCGTCAAACTCTGGCGCTCCTGCGTACCCTGAAAGGCTCGACCAACGACCACTACCTGTGGCAAGTAGGTCTCGGCCCAACCCAGCCGAACACTCTGGCAGGCGCCCCGTACATCCTGATGCAGGACATGCCGTCTGTTGCGGCCAACTCGCTGAGCCTGGTCTACGCCGACTTCCAGCGCGGCTACACCATCATCGACCGGACTGGCCTTCAAGTGATCCGCGATGACGTGACCCGCAAGAAAAACAACATCATCGAACTGACCTTCCACCGCTACAACCACGGCCAAGTGGTTCTGCCGGAAGCGTTCAAACTTCTGAAAACCAAGGCATAAGGGGGTCGCCATGTTCCAGGTATTTGATCTACACAACGAAGCGACCAGCCGTGTCGGTTTGAACATCGCGGCCATCACAACCAACACTACTACCAGTGGCGCGATCATCGACACCGCTCAGTATGAGGCGCTGGAGTTCTACATCCAGTCCGCGACTCTGACTGACGGCACGTACACCGCGCAAATCTGGCACGGCAACGACTCGGGCCTGTCCGATGCCGTCCAACTGACTGGCGAAGAAGTGTTGGGTTCGGCGGTGTTCATCCTGACCGACGACAACAAGACCAAGCGTATCGGCTACGTCGGCAAGAAGCGCTACGTGCAACTGCGCATCGTGTCTACCGGCGTGACCACTGGCGGTACTCTGGGCGCCGTTGCTGTTCTCGGCACTCCGCTGCATGGCCCTGCTGCCGCTTCGGTGTAAGCTGTCTGAAATGAAGACAAGGGGCTTTCGTTAGCCCCTTTCTTTTAAGAGGTGAAACATGATCAAGCTACTGAAAACCGGCAATTGGGCACTTGAAGGTCGTGAGGTTGTTGAGATGACCGAGGGCGAAGAGAAGAGCTTTGGCCCCACCAATGACTGCGAACTGGTGCAGGCTGGCTGGGCTGAATGGGTAAAGCCAAAAGTCCAGTACGAGAACAAGGGCAAGCCAAGCAAGAAGGCTGAGTAATGACTGATCGCTATGAGGTATCCGCACCGGCTAGCATTCCCGTATCACTGGATACGGTAAAGCTGTTCCTGAAAATTGATACTTCGGATACCTCTCGCGACGACGAGCTTACTCTGCTGGTGGCTGATGCCGCTGACATGGTTGAGCGCTACACCAATCGGCTGCTTTCGCCGCGCACCGTACTTGGCAAGTTTGATTCCTACGATGCTGGCGACTGCGCCATGCCGTATGACTACCTGCTGCTGCGTCGGGCGCCGATCTTCGATAGCGCCGTGACTGATGTGCAGTTCATCGCCAACACTGGGTCTACTGCGATCCTGGCGGCCGACTACCGATTGAAACCCTTTGACGAGCAGGGGCGTCTGTATCTGATTCGTGGCGTTTCGAATCTGACCCCTGACCAATTTGAGCCGTACCCAATTCGCGTGACGTTTACGGCTGGGTATCCGGATGAGGCGGCGATTCCTCCGGCGCTGAAGCAGGGACTGTTGGAGCTGGTTGCATTCTTCGATGCCAACCGTGGCGACTGCGGCGGATGCGGCGAAGCTGGTGGCGGCTGTAATGCTCTCGGCATTCCTCAGTCGATCCAGGCTAAGCTGGCGTTGTTTCGGATTTTGCGGGTGTTTGCATGAGCTGCCAAACCCTGCGCCTGCCAAAGGTCAAGATCTGTCTTGGCGACCTGCGCCACAAGATCCAGCTGGCAAACCGCGAGGCTACCGGCCAGACGCCTGGCGACTGGGATAGCAGCGGCATCGCCTTCACCGTTTATGCGAATATCTGGGCTGGAATCCGCACCACTGCTGGCGTTCTGGCTGGTGTCTCCCGTTTCGGCGGAACGGTAATCGACCCTAACGCAACCCACCTGTTTTTCCTCAAGCACCGCACCGACTGGCGCAACATCGAAGCCGC